GGTACACCCTTACCTTTAGCTTCATATACATCCCAGATAGTTTCATAATCGCTTGAGTCCAGACGCAGAAAATCATAAAAGAAATGTCTATGCCTCCAAGCGGGTCTGTCTGAAAGATAGCCTGTTCTATCAGCCCTGAATTCTTGAGATTCTTCTACAAAGTCTTTAGGTCGGCGTCTGAAGTTTTGTGTAACTTCAAAATAATCACCCAGGAATATACGCCCTATCTTAAAGTGCGGCCTGCAATATGGGACTAAATCCCTATCGCCTCTGGTGCTGATATCCTCTTCGCCATATAAAGCTCCTGAAAGCTCTGTAGTGTTCATAAGGATACGCCAATACCTGTATGTCTTTTCCCCGTTCCAGCATTTGACTATGGGTGTCTTGTCGTCTACGATTTCAAGCTCATGGTCGATAGCCGGAGCTCCCCAGACGTCTGCATTATTTGCCTGTATCTGTACAGTCGCTCCAGGATTAAACCAGTGATTATCTATAACCAGTGCTCTTACGGCTTTAGGCTCTCCAAAATCAGCCTTAAGCCAGACGTCTTCTATCTCTCCTTGTCCGCTTCTCCAGCAACGGGAAAGCCAATGATGCTGAGTATGAGAAGCTGGAAACCTCAGTTGTTCACTGCTAGCTGTAATAGAGGCTTTATCCCAAAGGTTATCCCACAAGAACCTTAATTTAGAGTCTTTCCTTTCTACTGGAGTCATGCTCTTGTTTCTTATCGTAAACCATAATTGATGTCTGAATACCCCCAGACAAAAGGGAACGTACCTTATATGCTTTCTATAGACACCCACGCACCAAGGAACATAACGAATTAAAGGCTCTCCTCTTGGTAAATCATATACTGCCGAGCGTATGAAAGAACCTCCGTTAAAATAATCATGCGTCATCATTTAACCTATTGTTAGCTTAAACCTTGCTATTTTTGCCTCTTGAGCCGCTCCTGATGGGTCAGCTCGTAGCCAAAAGGCTTTATATTCATTTTCAGTGAAGGAGCCTAGATTGACTGAACTACCCCAAGCACCAGGAGCCCCCGCCACATCTGGAGCTAGTTCCAGAATGTCCTCTGCATCTGTTCTATGGTCTGAAACGAAGCCTATGGTAACGTCTTCTGTCTCAGCTTCTAGTGCTTTAAGATAATATTTTACAGGAGTAGAAGTCCTGTCTTTTGGAATAGAGCCAAGAGATGCAGGTTCATAAAGTTCAATTCCATTCGAGTCGCAAAAAATAAATCGAATCCTGGGAGTGTAAACTATCGAATGCTGGGAATCCAGTCCGTCCCCAGGAAAAGTGATATACGCTTCCCAGGCTTCATCAATCAGGTCAAATCTGTATATTCCGTTATCATCATCCGTTATCCAAAATAAATATCTATCCCCGTCCCAAACAAGGGTATTACTGCCACAATTATGACCTAAATCAGTGGGCATAGAACCAATATTTGACCATGAATTTGCACTAATATCATATTTATCAAATTTATCATCTTTTCTAGTTAGATAAATGTATTCTGGCGTTCCGCTTTCAGGCACTTGAGCCCATACCATTCCCCTTGCATTCGCATATCCATCTCCCCCATCAGTATTGGCTTTAACTGTCCAGTTTCCGGTAACTGGGTCGAGCATATAAAAATCTGCGGCATTCCCCACCCCCTTGGCCAAAAATATGTTTCCTGGTTGATTATTAGCCCAGGGGGGCACTGCCGCTATAGCTGGGTCAGTGCTGGTACTAGCTGGCGGGGAAGGTTCTATACCCCAGACTTTCGTTGCATAAGAGAAACTACAGACATTAAGACCATAAGCCGCCACATATATTTTCCCCCCAAAATCCTGCGTCATCATCCCATAATCGAACGTATCGATTATATCCGGGTCTTGCGGATAATCAGATAACTCAAGGGTATGGATATTTAATCTCTTTTTGACATAATCCACATCAGCAGTATCATCCTGTATGTAAATCCAAATATAAAAACCCCCGTCCCATACTCCCATAGAATCTGCACTAGCACCAAACGCAGGAAGTTTCACCACATCAGACCATTCACCTGTAGCAATATTGTATCGTTTCAAATATCTATTAGCATTATTCTCGACCCAGCACCAAAGGCTTTCATCTATTGCAGCCATTATAAAAGCTCCTCTACTTCCAGGCTAAAAGTGTAAAAACCTTTTTCCCTGGGGTCAAAACTCCAATCGCTTAAGTTTTGAACATACCAGGTATCCTTATAAGCCAGGACTGCATCGGCGTCATCGCAGAGAAAATAGTCTTTAGATTTTCCCACCTCCAGCCAGATGTCCCAAAGGCTGTCAAAATCATCTGCGTTTACAGCACTGAAACCGAAAGCCCATTCCTTGTACCTAGGTTTCTGGTCGCTTGAGATTTGACCTCCCGTAGAACGCTTGACCGTGGAGAGGTCTCTGAATACAGGCGACCTAGTCCTTATATCGTAATGGAACTCAAAAAAAGGCCCTAGATAGATACGCCCTATTTCTATGTATCCATCAGCATTTGCAGAATCAATTAGACGTAGTCTCCAATATCTGTAATTTTTAACGCTCCCGAAAAATAGAATAATAAGCCCTGGGGTTACGGATATGACTACATCAATAGCTCCCCAAGGATCCGCATCGCTTGCCCTGGCCTGGAGCCTCAGCTCGTCCCCTGAATTAGTCATAACCAAATTATGGTTTTTGATCACAATGGCTTGCACATCATAGTCGCTCCCCAAGTCTGCCTCTATGTCTATACTAGAACCGCTCAGCCCGGCCTCGCTTCTGTAAGTTCGAGTATGCCAACGATGCTGAGTATTGGTCACTGGGAAATCCGGGTCCTCACTTGTTACAGTGAGCGTAGCGTCATCCCAGCGGTTTTTCCAGAGCACTCTCATATTACTCATAGCGTACCCCTTACAGCACTCAAAGACACCGGCACCCTGCCTTTTGTGATTTTTTTCTCAAGGTAGTTTACCCTTTCGACCACAAACTTAATGAGGTTACCGTCATCTTTCGGTATGAGAATAGGCTTTATTTGCACATTAACGTTTCCCGCTCCCCCAGTTTGAGCACCGGCAGCCGGAGGAGGTGCATGATATATATCCACCCGCTCCCCACGGTGTGCTTCAAATAATTGCTCTTGACTTTTGACATACCAAGAGCCTTCCTGTTGTGCTGATATAGGCGTAGCGGTTTTTTCTACTCCGATACTGATATTTGCTCCAAAATTTGTGCCTCTTATCTTCTTACCTAATCGGTCGACCTCGTCTATCGCTCCTGAGACCCCATCGGCAAAAGACCTTTTAAACCCTTCTCCAGCTTCCTGGACTTTTCCTTTTAGAGAATCAAGAGCCCTGTTTCCAGCTTTTTCCATTAACGAATAGCCCTCAGCCCCTGCCCGGCCGATTCCTCTTGCAGCTTCTTGTCCCTCTTGCCCAAACTCCTCCATCTTTCCCATAGCTTTCTGCATAGCGGCTGGGATATCTCCACCTAGGGCTTTTATGATTTCACCAAAGCCAGCTAACATGATGTCGTTCGTTTCCATCTGTGCTTCTTCGATAAGTCCCTGTTCTTCAGCCTGGTTTATTAACTTTTGGGTGTTATCGTCCAACACTAACCCCTGTTCTCTGGATAAATATCTTAAAAGCTTGGTTACCATCCAGACCAGCCTTCATTAATTGATTATAATAGTTATTAGCTTCTTTGGCGGCGTTTGATAAAGTCTCTTGGTTAAGGCTTCCTGTATTTCCAAGAGCATTGAGAACGGCCAGGTTTCCTTCAATAGAATTCATAAGCCCTTTGTGAGCTTCTGTAACTTCCCGTACTTTTAGAAGTTCCTGAATAGCTGCTGACGCCTGCGTCCCATTCTCTTTGTGCTTCTCTGATATCTTATCCAGTACGCTCCCTAATGAATCCATAGCCTGGGACGCAGAGGCTCCGTTTTCAATCATGGCGTTATATACAGCTAAGGTCTGCGTCTCTAGCCTGGCCATAGCTTCTTCGTTATTCCCTACGCCTTCAGCCATAGCAGCCAGGCCTTCGGCTGCGTTCATAGAGTTACCCTGCACTACGCCAAGCTGGTCATTGATATAGTCTGTGACTTCCTGGACTTCAACGCCTGATGCCTTGACCTGTTCAATAAAATTGACCATAGAGGCAGAACCTTCAGTCCCAAAATCCTGAGCAGATTCTAA